ACATGTTACACATCCGGGTAACCAGTGTCGGAGGTGGAGGTCTTTCTGAGGCAGAGCTTGTCTCAGACACACCACTCACGCCGATTTTGGCTGTGGTGAAGACCGGTCATGTGGTGGATCGACGTGCGGCTGACAACGTTAGTCGTCTATTCGGAAAGGAGGTTAGAGACCTAGCACGTCACTTTACACGTTCTGGTGCGAGCCTTGAGCTGTTGTATGAAAGCTTAAGGAAATACGACCACAACGACATTGCCTGGTCAGCACTTGATGACGATGTAAAGGCTCGGTTGAGCGACGCCATGAATGAGGCTTTCCGTGTTTTTGGCGTCAAGGGCTTAAAGCCAAAACCGTTGAACGAAGTCAGTGTGGAATCCAGCTCACCTGGTGCTTCATGGCGTCTTTATGGGCGCATGGGTAAACGCACTGATTTTGATGTCTATACGGAGGGTTTAGCCCGGGCTCAACTCATCTTTGAAAGAGCCAAACGTGGAAAGCAGCCGTTTTGTCGTTTACCGCCATGTTTGGCCTACCTCAGGACACAACTTGCTCCACGTAGTCGTCCCAAGGTAAGGCTCGTCTGGGGCTACCCCTTTGAGTTAAACCTGATAGAGGGGAGCTTCGCCGAACCTTATCAAGAGGCACTCTTATTCCGGTGTGCGCCTATACTACCCAGAACCAAACGATGGGTGGCTATGGCGCTTGATCACACGAAGCGAGCAGGAACCGTAGTCGGTCTAGACTGGTCACGGTTTGACTCAACCGTACCAAGGTTCCTGATTAGGTTCGTGTTTGGCATCGTGAGGAAAGCGTTTGGGAGTGAATATAAGAATGTCTTCGATATGCTGGAGCATTACTTTATTCACACGCCAATCATGATGCCTGACGGGAAGGTATTCGTTAAACACACTGGCATTCCATCCGGATCAAGATTTACAGCGATTATTGGTTCAATCGCTAATTGGATCTTGATCAAGGCCATGACTCATGGACGGGCCAGACAACTTCATACCGTTGGGGATGATAGTTTGTTTGCCCTAGGACTCAGTAAGGATGAAATCCGCGCTGAGCTTGAGGAGTGGCGCCGGTTCGCCTCAAAGCTAGGGATGACACTAAACCCCGACAAGACAGAGATCGGAGGGGACGTTAAGTTCCTAGGCCGAAGGCAACGCTACGGATCCACCCGTCGTGATCCCG